AAGTTGCTGGTGATCATGGCCTGGGTTGGTTCGCAATCCGGGCGCGTTTCCACGGTAAGGGTAAGGGTTGGTTTTTGGGTTTTCATGGTCTGATCTGTCTCGAAATTAGGGTCTGATCTGTCTCTAAACTACCCCCAGCCGGGCGGGCGCGGCGCGTCCAAGGGCGGGGGCGGGACCGGCGCGGGGCCGGTCGGCGCGGTCACCGGGCGGCGCGATGGAAGGGCCAATACTGGCGGGCTTCGGCGCGTCCCTGCTCGATAAGGCGGCGGGCTTCGGCGCGGTCGTCAATGCGCTCTGATTCGATCATGTGGCGCAGCGTGTCGGGGCCGGTGCGTCCGGTTTCATACCGGCGCCCGGCTTCAATGTAAGCGTGTTCGGTGTGGTTCATGCTAGGCGGCTTCCTGGTGGCAGTGTGCGGGCTTCGGTGTAGGCGGTGTCATAGAGTCGCCCGGCTTCTAAGCGGTCGGTTCCCTGCTCCAGGGCGCGCATGGAGCGGAAGTGGCGGGCCCAATGTTGGGCGCGGCTCTCGTCGCGTTGGTTGCGGGCCTCGGCGGTCTTGCGGCCTGCCTCGGTGTAGGCTTCGCGGCGGTTTAGCATGGCTGCCCCCAGTGCAGGCCCAGAACCTGGGGGAAATACTCGCGGCCCTCGTCCGTCCATACCCTGCCAGTGCTGGCGGCGTGGTGCGGTGCTCGTCCGCCCGTCAGCGTGTGCGCGTGGCCTCGGTGGTCGGTGTAGGTCTGCCCTCGTGCGGCGGGCGTTCCATCGGCGTGCAGAAGGGCCATTGTGTGGCCCTGGTGGTCGGTGCTTGTGATCATGTGGTCGGCTCCTGTTTCGGGACAATTCCCGGTCAAGCCCTCGGCGCAAGGGCTTGCCCTGGCCCTGTCAACTATTGCAGCATCCGCAGCAGGGCGCATCCTCGCAAAGTCCTGCCTTGTTGCGGTAGTATTCGCGGCCGTTCACGCGGTAGATGTCTGACCGATACCGGCGCGCGGCCTGGACCATGTAAGCGCCGACGGCCTCGGCGGTGTCCTGGTCTAGGTCTGGGTCGATTTCACGCGCCAGGGCCGCGCCTGGGGCCTCGCGTGCGGCTTCTTCCTCGCGGCGTAGCATGGCCTTGCGGGTCTTTTGGTCCCATACGATCAGGTCACCCGGCGCGATAGTCTTACCGGTAAGGGCGCAGCGCCCTGGGTATTGTGCGATTAGCAGTTTCGTTTTTTTCATGGCGTCTTCATGCGGTTTGAATTGGGATTACCCGGCGGGCGATGCGGTCGGCCTGCTTGGCCTTCGCGCCATGGGCGCGAAAACCGATAATCGCTCGGCGGTCGGTGTTGGCGCAAAGTTGGCAAAGCGCACACGTCATGCCCTCGCGCGTCTGAGCGGGGCAAACCAGGATTGGCCGGCCTTGCGGCGTGGTGGTGTGCTTGGGCGTGTCAATCGGGACCATTACGGCCACCGGGAAACCCTGCGCGGCCAGGGTGTCGGCCTCTCCTGCATCGTCGGCGGAGACGTTCACGGCAAAACCCCATTGGATTGCGTGCCGGACCCATTGCAGCGCCTCGGGGGTTTTCTTGTGTGTGTATGCAAAGCCCTTGCGGCCCTTGTTGGCCCTCACAATGCGGCCCAGGGCGTATGCGTCGATGGCCTCACCCTGCCCTGGTAGGTCGCCTGCGATGCCATACCGCCAAATTTGGCCGCGCGGCAGCGCTTCGACCTTGGCTATAAGTGCGTCAAGGTCCAAGCCCTGGCGGCTCGTGCGGTTCCATTGCAGGGCGGTGTGGTAGCCCTCGGCGTAGCATGGACCGCGATACATTGGGCAGCTTTCCGGGCAAGTCTCGCGGCTTGCGTATACGGTCGGCATGGGGCCCGTCTTCCGGTTGCTGCTGGCGGCGATAAATGAAAATCTCATGTTCAGGCCTCCATGGTGATTGATTCGATGCGATACCCGGCGCGGGCGAGAGAATCAATCTCGCCCTGTCCCTGCCAAGCCTGGCAAGTGGTGGATCCGCTCGCGGCGTCAACGGTCCAATTGATGCGGATCAGTTGGTGCGGGCTGCGGATGATCCCGGCAACGTGCAGGATTCCGTTTACCGGCTCGATGGTGTTCAGGTCTGAGCCTTCAATCGGGGCGTGGCGTGTCATGGTGGGCTCCTTTAGTGTTTGGCGGTCTTGGCGGTCAGCGTCATGCGGGTGTGCCCGTCACCGGTTTTGGTGTGGGCGCGGATCAGTTGCGCGCTGGGTTTGAGTTTTGCGGCCACGGCCTTCCAGTCGGTGCGGCTGCTGCCCTCCACCTGGGTAAAAGTGGCGCGGAAAATTTCGCCTTCGATGGTGTCAAGGTAGGCGGCCTCCAGGCGCGTGCGGATTTCGTCGGCCTGCTTGGTCAGTCGGTCGATTTCGGCGCGCAGCGCGCCCAGGCGGTCGACGTCTTGCGCCAGGGTGGGCGCGGCCGGGTCGGCGCTGCCATTGGTGCGCAGCGGGCCGGTGACGTTTTCAAGCATTACGGCCAGGGCGGCAAATTCGGGGGCGGTGGGGTGCGTGGTGTATGTCATGGTTTGGGCTCCTTAGTGGGGGGTCATAGTCTTGCGGGCGATGAACGTTCCATCGGTGCGGGTGATGGTCGCGGCGGGGTAGGTCGCGGCCCAGCTAAGCGCGGCGCGAAGGGTCAGCGTGTGATGCTGGCGCTTGAAACCTTCGCCCCGCACGCGGTAGCCCCATCTGCGGGCGATGGCGGCGCGGATTTTGTCGGGTAGTGTCATTCGTTCTGCTCCTGGTGATGTGTGCCGGTTGGCCCACGGTGGCGCGCCCTGGTGGTCAAGGCGCGCGGTCGTGGGTCAGTCCTTGTATTCGTTGCTCAGGCGGTCGATGAGGTCGGCAAGATGCCGGGCTTCGGCGTCGAGTGCCTCGCGCAGCGGGACTGCCTGGGCTTGCTGGCCGTGGCCGTTTTGGATTGTGGGGGCCAGGGCGCGCGCGCTTTCTTCGGTGAAGCGGGTGGCCCTGGTGATGCCGGACCCGATCAGGGAAGCGCCAAGAATGCGGAGATACACGCCAGGGTCGGCGGCGGTGCGGATCACGTAGCCGGCCTGCACCAGTGTGCGGGCTGTTGCGGCCTGCTGGGCGCGGATTTCTTCAAGCTGGCGCGCCAGGGAGTCGAAAACCTCACGGCGGGCGGCGGCTCGGGCTTTTTTGTCTGCGATTTCCTGCACGTGGTGGGTTTCGACGTTCCAACGTTCGGCGGCGCGCTCGGCGGTGATGCCCTTGGCGGTCATGTCGTCGGCGGCGTGGTGACAAGCTGCGGCGTAAGCGTTCATGGTGGTTTGCTCCAGGTGGGTTAGTTGGTGGTGGCGAATGGTGCGCGCCCTGGTGGTCAAGGCGCGCCAGGGGGGGTCAGTCCTTCATCGCGTGCATGACGGCCTTGCGGTAGGATTCTTCGCGCAGTTGGTCAACGCGCTCCATCTGCTGAGTGATGGCCTCAATCGCGGTCCTCAGTTCCTCCAGGCTGCTGGCAGCGCGAGACGTGGCCAGGATCTTGTAAACGGCGCCGCTGCGGTTGATCGACGTCTCGGACAGAAGGGCGGTCAGTAGGTGGTCAGTGTTCATGGTGGTTTGCTCCAGTGGTTGATGGGGTTTGATTAGTGTCGTGGTTTCCGCCCTGGCGCTCCAATACTTGTTTTCAATCATTTTCGGGGGCGTGATTGTCTTGGCCTATCGGCTCGAGCGCGGCCGCTGCGGTCGTCCATCGGGCGGGGATGTCGCGGGGTTTGAAGCGAAGCGTTGCAGTCCTCTGGCTGTTCCTCTTACACTTCCCCCCATGGATAAGACACCAACACCCAAGAAGCTATCCAGGGCTCAGATAAACCAAGCCCTCGACACTGTGCCAGTAGCTGCCCTACTAGGTAGGTCAACGGCCCGAGAGCTAACACCACGTCAACGCCGTTTCGCCCTCGAGGTGGCAAAGGGCGACACCAAAGCCAGCGCATACCGGAAAGCCTACAACGTGAACTCAAAGCATACGATCAGCCGGGCGCCCTACATCCTGAGCAGGGATGAAAGGGTGAAACAAGAAATCGAGGCTATCAAGCTGGCAATCGAGACCGAAACACATAGAACCCCGGCCGCTCTTCGCGCCCTGGTCATCCAGTCTCTGGTCGGTGTCATTACCAACCCCGACTCGAAGCCGGGCCAAATCACGGCAGCGGCTAAGGTCCTGGGCACGGTCACAGAGGTCGCGGCCTTTACCGAACGCAAAGAGGTGCGAACCATTTCCAGCAGTGAGGATGCACGCGCTAAGCTCATGGCCGAGATCCGCGAACTAGCTAAGGCCCAGGCCATCGACGCCGAAATCGTAGAGCGTGACGCCGACAGCCTGATGCGCGAATTGGCCGCCGACGACCCCCACCCCACCCCGACCCCCCACGCTGCCGAGCGGGTCCTCGCGCGCGAGTCTCATACTATTCCACACGAACAATCCCAATCCACACTAGATTGGATCCAAAATTCCCAGGACATACACCCCACCCCCCTTCCACAGGAAGACCCCCCCGGTGATGGTACCTA